CACGCAGCACGGCCCGGATGTCACGCACATCGGCACGGGTGTCGCGCACGTCGGCGTGGATGTCGGCCACCGAGGTCGTCAACTGCTGCACCGACGCCATCGTTTGGGCGTGATCGCTGCGGTTGTCCCGATGCACCTTTGCGGAGAACCAGATGTTGGCGAGACCGAAACAGCCGGCGATGAACGCCACACCGAGCCCGGTCCACATCGCGGTCATGGCTGCGCCGCCAGCAGATCGATCACCGACCACGTCGCCTGGTCGACGACCTTGGTGACCGGCAACTGGAAGAACCGTTGCACGTTCACCACGGCAGCCTCGGTCTGCGGGCCGAACTTGCCGTCGACGGTGACGACCTGCCCGGCCTTGTCGCGCAGCACCGCCTGGACGATCTGCACGTCGCCGCCGCTGTCACCAAGCCGCAGCGTGCGACGCTGCTCGGGCAGCTGCCACACGGTGAGCTTCTGGCCGCTGTACTGGCTGCGGGCGGCAGGCACCTCGAGTGGCTGATAGTGCCACGGTTCCTTGAGCGTCGACGGCGGTCCGAAGTGTCTGAGCCCGAACCGGGCACAGTTCGCCATCGACCAGTCCCAGTCGCCGATCAGATCGACAGCGAGCGCGAGGTTGTCGAACGCCGGATGGCCCTCATGCCACGACCGGCCTGGCGGCGCAGCATGAGCCATGCCCTTCCGCAACTTCCACCGCTTCCCGTTGTGCACACAGCAGCCGCCGATGCGGACCTGTTCGTGGCGTGCGAGGAACACCTGCTCCTGCGACGCCGACGAACGCCAACCGCCACCGAGGCCGAGCACCCGGCCCTGCGCTGCAGCAGCGTCGAACATGGCGACGAGGCGCCGCTTGAACTCGGGGTGGAGCAGCCGCCAGTTGGTGCGCTGCTCAAGCTCGGCGAGGGTGAGCTGCATCGGCGGGCGGCCGTAACCGTACGGGTAGCGGTTCACGGTCATGCCGCCTCGTAGAAGCCGCTGACCTCGATGTAGTCGTCGGTCGTCCATGTGAACGGGATGGTCGAGCTCACGCCGACCCCGTAGCTGTACGTCGTGGTTGACCCTTGGTCACGCAGCGCGTAGATCGACACCTTGTCGGCGTTGACCTCGATGCCCTGCCCCGAGTACCACAGCAGCACGTTGGCGTCGACCATCCGCACCTCGAACGAGCTCGACACCACGTTGGCGACCGACGCCAACGGCAACGAGATCTCTGGGGTGGCGGTCACTGATGACGTGCCGGTCAGCACCACCTTCGCCCGGAAGAACACTGTCTTGCCGAGCTTCATGTAGGCGCCGGTACGGGTCGTGTTGCTGATGCCGTCGCATGTCGGCGTGTAGCTGACCCACGCCCCGCCGGGCTGGCCGGCGGTGGTGTCGAGGTCGGTGTTGTCGATGTACCCGTCCTGCGCCAACAGGTTCATGTCGGCAGCCGTCAACACGTCGCCAGCGACGAAGGTCTTGCGGGGCATGGTGTCTCCCTGGTCAGAAAGCGAGGATGTCGTCGTCGAGCACGCCGAGCTCGGCGTCGTCAAGCACGAAGACCTGCGTGAACAACGCGTCGCCGAGCGACAACGTCACGACATGCGAGGTGCCGCCGGCGCCGATCGTGTGGCTGATGCCTTCAACGACACAGCTGCGACGCACCGTCACATCGATGTCGCTGCGGGCGTCGTAGCTGGAGTCGATCCAGAACTCGGCGTCGTTCAGCAGCAGCAGGCCGGGGTCGATGTTCTTGCGGTTCGGGGTGAACTCGACATCGACCGGGCTGGTCAGGTCGAGCGTCAACACCTGATCCTGTTGGGTCTGGCTGAGCGCAGCCAGCTCCACCGTCAGCGACGTCACCCGCAGCTGCGGCTGCTTCAACACCGACAGCAGAAACTCGGCGAGATCTTCGGCCTGGCCGTCGGTCTCCAGCAGCAGCCCGTCCTGGCTGAGCGTGCGGATCCGGTAGGTCGCCTGACTGGTCGTGTCGTCCTTCGTCTGTGTCGTCCCACCGACCCGGGTGATCGACACCCGGTTGGCCAGCAGTTCGCTGCCGTACTGCAGCTCGATCGACTGGAAGCCGATACCGGTGCCGGTGTCGTCGAACAGCACCGGGGTGAGCCCGACGTTGCTGTGCCGATCCTTGAACGTGATGCGCCCGTCCCGGGCAGCGAAGAAGGTGCCGTAATCGGAACGGGCGACGGTCTGCAGATAGGCGAGCACGTTGGTGCCGTCGGCGACCGTGTCACCCTGCAGCGTGTCGATGCCGGTGTCGATGTTCCGGTTGTGGGTGAACGCCACCTCGGACCGGTTCAACACGGCGTTGATCCGGGCACCGGGCAGCTGGCTGGCGGTGGCGGTGAAGCCGTCCAGTTCGATCGCTGCCAACGCTGCAAGGGCGTCGCTGGCGTCGATCATGGCGATCGACCGGCCCGACGGGCTGTACTCGAAGTTCCAGTCCTCGACCTGGCCGTCGACGATCGTGATGTCGTTCGACACCACCTTCACCCGACGGCCGGGCACGACGTCGCTGCCGAACCCGAACGGGAACGACGGATCGAACTGGCGGTCCTCGTTGTTCAACTGCACCGACCAGCGTGCCGCCGGCGGCGTCCGAGCCGAGAACAACGGCGACGACGCACCACGAGTGATCGACACCCGGTTCACCCGGTCAGTGATGTCGGTCGGCAGACCGACGACACCGGCGAGGGTGAACGTGGCGTTGTCCAGTTCGCCCTTCGTCGGGTCGTCGAGGATGAAGAAGTCGCCGCCGGTAGCGGACAGCTCAAGGAAGGCGGTGACCGTGGTTGTCGGTGCCGGCATCAGCGCCCCCTCAGATGAACGGCAACGAGCCGTTGCGCTTCCGGTACCGCTCGATCGCGCGCACCACGTCCTCAGGGTCGGCGCCGGTCGTGATGTTTACGACCATCGGAGCGGCGGCAAGCCCGCCTGCAGGCAGCGGACGGTTCCCGGGTGACCGATCGAGCGGCACGACCGCTTCGGGGCCGGCCTCACCGATCAGCGCCATCGTCGGCCGATTGACGATGCCACCGTCGGCACCGACGATCACCTGACCGGGTTGCGGATTCCAGCCAAACGTGTCCCCGGTACGAGTGAGCGTGGCGCCACGCACCCGCAGTTCGGTCTGCGTCGACACCTTGGCCGGGATGGCACGCAACTGGTCCAGATAGCCCTGCAGGGCGTTACGCAACGGCGAGCCCGGGGCCAGCGTGTTGATCAGCCCTTGCAGGCTTTCGATCTGGCGGCGGGTCGCACCTTGCGTGTTCAGGCTCTCACCGTTCAGCGTGGCAAACGCCTCACTGCTGCGGATCGCTGCGTCGAACTGCTGCTCGAGCGACGCATTGCTGTCGTCGAGTACGTCGGCCAGTTCGGTCTGCGCGTCGATGAAGTCGTAGCGGCGTTCGATCGCGTCGCGTTCGATGCCGTACAGCTCTTCGGTCGTTTCGAGCAGCTCACGGGCCCGGTCGTTGGCTTCCCGATATTCGCCGCCCGCTTCCCTGACGGCAGCGGCCTGCTCGGAGGCAGCGACACCGCTGGTCTTCAGTGCCAGCGCGAACCGTTCCTGAATGCTGGCCGACTCTTCGGCCTCGGTGCTGACCTTGGCGTACTCGTCACGTGCGAACGTCAGCTCGTCGATCAGGTCGGCCAGCACGTTGGTCTGCTCGCCGTAGCTGTCGGCCAACGCTTGCGCACCTTCGTCACCGTTGTAGGCGGCCAGAGCCGCAGCGTCGTACGCGTCGGACGCCTCGTCCAGGCGCTCGTTCAGTTCCTCGATCACCGTGCCCTGACCGGCGATGGTGTCGACCACGTCCTCGGTGGTGAACCCGAACTGCTCCATGGTGCGGATCGTGTTCTTGTACTGCGTCGTCAGCTCTTTGGCGGCCTCATCGAAGTCAGCTTTGGCGAGCGCCTCTTGGATCTTGCGGAGCGACTCCACCTTCTCGGCTGCGTCCTCGGCTGCGTCACGCATCTCGCTGATCACGTAGCTGACCGCAGCGACAGCAGCAGCGACACCGAGCATCGGCCCAGCCACACCAGCGAGGCCGCGCAAGGTGATGTTGCCGTCAGCGGCGTATTCGGCGAGCTGACCGAGCGCGACACCGGCGGTGCCGGCGATCCCGCCGAGTTGCGCCAGGTCCTGTGTCGAGTTGCCGACCATGTTGGCCAGCACGTTGCGGGACTGGTCACCGGACGTGGCCACACGCTGCAAGCCGTCGTCGGCTGATGCTGCGCCGGCACTGACATCGATGCCCATCGACTTGGCGGCGTCGCCGACGTTCTTCATCGACGCAGCCAGCTGATCGCTGCCCGCCCGAATCTCGTCGTAGGTGAGCCCGGCACGATGCAGGTCGGCCACCAGCCGGTCCACAGATCCGCCGGCCGCCTTGATCTCGGCGACCAGTTCGTCACCCATCGCTGCGGCCAGCGCCTCGGTCGCAGCTGCCGACGCCTGCATGTCGGACTTCATCTCCGACGCCATCGCATCAAGCGCAGCAGCGACCTTGTCGCTTGCCGACGCAGTGTCGTCGAGGCTGTTGATTGCGTCCTTGGCTGCCCGGGTCAACCCTTTGGAGTCACCGAGGAACCTGACCAACAGGTCGCGCTGGTTAGCCATCGGTCACCCCTTGTTGCCGAACACTTGCTCCACGGCGTCACCGAACACGGCGACGATCTCGTCGGACGACTTCGCGATGGCCGGGAACAGGAAGTAGCCGCCACGTCGCCACGGCTGGAACTGGTTCCAACCGGTCATCTTCCCGGTGACCTTGACGGCGGTGCCGCCCTGGCCACGGGTGCGTTTGCGGACCGTGGCGCCGCCACGGCCCTTGACCACCGTCTGTGCTTCGACCCGGCGAATGACAGCAGCGACGTTGTCCCGGTTGGCGACAGTCGGACGGCCACCGGTGTTCTTGACCAAGCGCAGCTGGTTGCGGTCCGCACCGAACTCGGCGCCGAACGTGCCTCGGAACGTCTTGGCGGTCAGGCGCACGGCCGGAATGCCTTGCGTGGCAGTCGGCACCAGGCCTTGCCGTGATGCACGCCGCTGAATTGGTGTCGACGCTTCCAGTTGGGCCCGCTTGATGACGAGGTCGGTCACCAGGCGGCTGGCGTCGCGCCACTGCTTGCGCTTCTCAATGTCGCGCAAGTTCAGGACCGCTTCGCTGATCTCGCGCAGCCCCGTCACCTCGACGGCAGCCACCGGATCAGAACGTGCTGGTGGTGACGGCGCCGGTGATCTGCAGCGACGACGAGTACTCGACCCGGCCGCCGACCGAGCTCGACAGGTCGAACTGGGTGACGAACACCGACCCGGCAACCCGATACTCGCTGGCCACCGACCCGCCGGGACCCCAGATGAACGCTGACGCAGCCGACCCGGCAGCGTGAGCCTTCTTCAGGTTGTCGAGGTGGGTGGCGACGACGGCGTCGTAGGGGCCGGACAGGCTGATCTGCTCGCCGCCGGTCTGCAAGGTGATCATCACCTTGGCGTTGGTCCCGAACGTCGACACCTCGGTCGTGTCGGTCGTCGCCGGCAACGTGAGCGAGTCGATGTACGGGCTCAGGTTGACGACGGTGCCGCCGACGTTGTTGAGCGCGAAATAGCTGGTGGTACCGGCCTTGAAAGCCATGGGAGTCTCCTCGGGGGGTGTGGGGAGGTCAGCGCCGTGCGAAGGCGACGAGTCGGGTGCACGAACCGGTACCGGTCACGTCGTCGACCAGACGCACGTAACGGTTCACGGTTCCGGTGATCGCCAGCCGCTGGCTGGTCGTGCCGGTCACGGAGGTGAAGGTGGCGAGCGTTGTCCACGTCGAGTTGTTCGTGGAATGCTCGATGCGGATCGCGTTCGACGTCAGCCCGCTGTAGGCGGTGACGTGCAGATGGGCGACGGCACCGTTCGCCGATGACGCACCGTTGTCGACACTGGCGCCGTTCGTGTCAGCGGTGACCGCTGCAAGCGGGGCGAGGCACACGCCGTAGCCGGTGTCGCCGGTCGTCTGGGTCGTCAGGGTGGCGTCGACGGTTGCGGCGACGGCGCTGCTGATCGAGTACTCGGTGCGGATCGAGTCCATCAGGAACGCTGCATCGCCGACAGCGGTGCCGCCCGGCAGG